ATGACTGTGCCGTCTATTGTGCCTGCGTTGATGTCTGCTGTAGTGGCAGTCAGGCTCGAAATAGTCACAGATCCAATCGTACCACCTTCAATCTTGTCTCCGCTGATCTGATCATTCGCAAGGGTTAGTGTTCCCGCAGAAACATCCAGAGTCTTGCCAGCTCCAACAGTAATGTCTGAGGTTGCAATCGTTGCACCGTCTATCGTGCCTGCGTTGATGTCTGCTGTGGTAGCAGTGAGGTCTGCCACAGTAACTGTAGGCAACTCTAAATCGGCAAGCGCTTCAACAACCGCTCCACCCGCGCCAGCACCGTCAAGGTAAACCATCTTAACGGCACCACTAGCAATCGTTACAGTGCTTCCAGAGCCTTGTGAAATGGCAATGCTTTGCGACCCAGTGGTTGCATTCTCAATCAACATTACCCGGCTAATAGTGTTTGGGGCAATTGTCAAGGTTCTTGTTGCTGTTAATGTTGCAGAAGAGGTAACCTTAAAATACATTGCCCGAGCAGGATCTGATGCGCCATCGGCAACGGTGGTAGTTGCATCGGCATCTGAAGCAAAACAATCTTGGGCGCCATAACCTAATGCTTCACCAATTAACTCAAGGTTGGTGTTTGTGCTGGTTCCCCATGTTCCAGCTTCATCGCCTGTAGCAATTTCTTTTAATCTAAGATCATTGACATAAGTTGCCATTTTCTATCCTCACTGTTGCTATGCAACATTTTTCCAATTAGGTGTTTGACTATCGTTAATTAGTAGCCATGACGGACTCTGAGCTTCACTAGCATCCTGCCAGTTAGGGTCTTGTCCCGGAACAACTTCACTCCAAACAAGAACGGTGCCGATGTTAATAATAGATTGTGTGCCCGCCGGGAAAACAGTTGCTTTGGCATCTACGGTAACAAACCCAGCCGCTAATGTTGCTTGCTCACCAACAACAAAAACGTTTCCAATTCCCGTAACCGCAACGCTATTGGTTGATGCTGTTAACTCTTGTCCGGTAGGAACAACAACTGCTTTAGCGTCAACAATAACATCGTTAGTAAATACTGTTACTGACTCGCCGGTAACACTAGTATTTGAACCTGCTGCAACTGTAACACTGCCCACCGACAACGCGCCGGACTGACCAGTAGGAAATATATTGGCAGTACCAGTAACAGCAACAGATCCAGCAGATGCCGAGATCTCTTCTCCTGATGGTGTTACAACCGCATTTGCCGCGACAGTGACATCGCCTAGACTTAATGTAACTGACTGTCCAGTTAACGCTACATTGGCTTCAGCAACAATAGTTATAGAGCCTATTCCAGCCTTCAAAAGCAACAATGATGCTGGACATTGTCTACCCCTTAAGCAATGCGAATAATCGCGTTGCTCGCGTCTGCTGTTGGGAATTGAATTGTAAAGTCTCCGGCAGTTGATGTCTTATCAGATCCAAAGTCTAAAACAAGAACCGCCCGGTTAGCCGTGCCTGCTGTGGTAGATGAGTTATAGATCAACGCGCCCCGGGCCGTGATCGTAGCCGAGGAAAAAACAAGGTCAGCAAAGTCTGTTAACGCAGTAGTTCCAGATGTTGAAGGCGTTACGTTCGTGAGGTCGCCGCCGCCTGCTCCGTAGCCGGTACCCGAAACCTCGTTAGACACCGTGTATGCTGTGGTGGCGGCACCCAGCGTTGCAGAACTAGTGTAAAGCGCCAACTTGAATGCATTACCAGTTCCAGTTGTAGTTGTGGTTCCTCCACCGGCACCATTTGTTAAATTGTGAATGCCCTGTAAAAGCTCTTGCTTAAAAGATGTGCAGATGGATTGTGTAATAGCCATTAGATTTTCCTCAAAATTGTTGCTAATTCTTGATTACCATTGCGCTCCAACTCAACAATGATGTCCGTTTTGTTACTCTTTATAGCCTCAAGCATATAAGTTTTAATAACATGACGGATGTTGTCTTTGTATGCTTTTGCCTGCTGAACAATTTCTGGATGATTTTTCTCACCTACAGAAATAATAGTATCAGTTGCCCGATCAGCCCAGTGATCAACGGGCAGACCCTTGTTGTTTGATGTAACTACGTTAACAGTTCCTGCTTGTGCAACACTAATCTCAAACATTATGTTCTTGGTAACCTCACTGATCCGGATCTATAACTGTCTGTTGTGCTGTAGCCTTCACCCAATGCCTTGAGTTTGGCCAAAGAATCTTGATATCTTGCAGAGTAAACCTCTAAAAGATCTGGGCTTCCTTTTAAAAATATATACGACTCAAGAAGACATGCATAGAGCAGGGTGCTTTCTGCATTATCTCCAAGCCAACTTGTTCCTGTAGCAGAAACCGTAATTGATTCAGGCTTGTGAAAGTAATGAAGCTCTACAGTAAAATTTTGATCTGGTGTCGGGCCAACAATAAATGTGTCATCATCAAAAATTGCATAATACTTAGGTGTTCCGGATGCAGAAGACGATGGATAAGCCTCCCTGATAAAGTTAACATCTTTAAACATTAAGTATTCATAACCAGAGTTATCTATAGCTAAAGAGTAAGGTGCCAAAAAGTCTGAAGGGGTAGCCAGATACTCATTGCCAGATGTCATGTTGCCAGTCTTGTTAATCCTAAAATCTGGAAGCTGAACTGACTTTAGAATCTGGTCTTCAGCTTGCTGAATAATAGTATCAAGATTATTTACAAACGTGGTTTCTGTTGTTTCCAAATAGTCTTGTATTGCCGACTTAAGCGTTGTAAGAGTCCAAGCCATTAGGTCACCACCTTTACATTTCCAACTTGAGCCGTAATATCTAATGCAACCGTTCTGCTGCCCAGCTCCGTTACGCCACCGCCAACAGGATTCCAAGCAAACTGCCTGCGGCTTTCATCTAAAGATTGATCTGGCCTTGGGTTTCTTAAAGCCTGTGGATCGTTTGTTCGGACGCGGCCAAGCTGAAGCTGTGGCTGATCTGGGTCAACAACATCTCGACCGACAAGAAGCCCTGTCTTTCTAAGGTTAACAATCTGGGGAACTAAATCCTTTTTGGGGTATCTAAACCCAGTGCGGTCGCAATAGCCAAACGCATGCTTTCCACTAGCGTAACTCAAAAGGTATACCCTCCCGGAGAAATAAACAGCGATGCTTTTTCTCTAGCTGCATCTGCCGCCATTTCCCATTGCTCATCGTAATCTGCCTTGAGAAGCTGGGCGCGGTCGGCTGCCTGCGGATATTTCTTTGCAAGGTTATATGCCAGCCCAGCAACAAGGCATGGCAAGAATCTTGCCGGTACATCCATGTTGTTTGAAGCTGGCTTACCAGAATCCTCAACGCGTTCCATGTAATAAAACCCGAACGTATAAGTCTCTTGGCTGTCAGGTACAGGCCACAACTTGATGGTGATCCCTGTGGGCTTGCGCTCAACGTAATACTCAAGGGGTTTAGACTGCGTTAGCTTGTTTGATAGGTGCGCGTATTGGCTAACAGAGATTCGGCTCATGCTCTGGTCAAACTGACCATTGGTATCGCCAGCATCTGTTCTTAGGTATGCATCAACAATATCAAATATTTGAGGATCAAGGTCATAGTTTCCTGTGCCGGGGGTGAGAACCTGAGTTCCCTCCTTTACCGTCCACAAGTTTAAACCCTTGTTTTGCCACTCAAGCATCAACAAATCAATGCTACGGCGGGCCGTCTTATAATCGTAACCACTACGAAGCTCAAGGCCAGCTCTTTCAAAAGCCTCTTCTATTGCCTCTGATAGATCTAGATTAAATGCATACGTCCCACTGGTTGCCATTAGCGAACTCTACCCTTTGTTTTGCCTCTGGTAGCACAGCCGTCAATAGACTTAACTCGACCGCCCTTTTTCATCTGCACAACATCACCGGCAGCAACTTTCTCTTGAGACGTTGTTCCGCCACGAAGACTTTTCTCTTCATCTTGGCGATCCTTGTAACTTTTTAAGGCAGACATACCAAGACCCAAAACTCCGGGCAATGTGCCCTGACTAGCCGCATATAATGGGCTAATAAAACTAAGTGCTTTTTTTTCATTTTTTCCCATTTCGCTTTCCTCGTTTTGAAATGCCTGCCTCTGACAATGCTATTGCAATAGCTTGATCTTTTTTCTTTACAGTCTTACCAGATCCGCCGGACTTTAACTTGCCCTGTTTAAACTCTTTCATCACCTTAGACACCTTGGCTTTTTTTCTTGAGCCGGGTGCCTTGCTTATTTCTTTTCCAGTTTGCGCTCTACTAATCATTACCATTTCGCCTTATCAGCCCAGTACGCAGCGCTCATCTTTCCTTTTTTGATGTTCTTTGCGTGTCTAGCTTTAAATGATGCTCGTTTCTTTTTCATCTTGTCTGACTCGCCAGCTTTTGGTTTGCCAGCCGTTTTAGCACCTTGCTCACCAAAACGAATGGTCTTCACCTTGTCGCCTTCTTTGGCTACAACAACATGCGATTTCTTTGGATGGTCTGGAGTTCGCTTTGGCTTGTTGTATCCACTAACTCCAGCGCGAGCAAGTCTTGGATCTTTTTTCTCGGCCATTACTTTCTATGCCTCGCTGTTTTTTTTGCCACTTTCTTTGGCTGGCTAGAATGTTGCTTTCCTTTCTTGGTGTCTTCTCTCTTCTTCTTTGTTGTTGCTGCGTACTCAGAAGAAGATAAAGACTTAATAGCCTTCTCTGGAAGATATCTTTCGCCGGTCGCCTTGGAGCCTTGGGTAGAAGGCTTGCCAGATTTGGTTCTCCATTTCTGGTCTGTCCACTTCTTAAGACTTTTTTGTGAAGACTTTAGAGCCATTAGTCTCGATCCTTGCTATAGCTTCCAAAATCTACAAGGTATTCCATCGCAGATTTTAATATTGTAACGCTATCACCAAACATGCCAAGCGCCCTGTTGCACTGCTTGCACAAAACGCCGCGAAACTCTCCCGTATCATGATTGTGATCTATAGCGCTACCCGCCAAATTGATGCTTTGCTTGCATATAGCACAGCAACATTCTTGCCGCTCAAACCTGTCAACAAGCTCCTCTGGCGTTATGCCCCTTCTGGCACACCGTTTTGCTAAAGTCCAGCTATCTCTCCCCCTGTACTCCCTGACCCTGTGGGGGTTTTCTTCCGTCCACCTTCTGTGTTCAGCGTACAAGCAAGTGTTGCATCTGCTCTTTACAAGATGTGCCATCTTACCCCCTCTTGACCTAAACAAGGATAGAGGCTTTTCTTTCCCGCACATGGTGCATACTTTAGTCACGGTAACCGCCGCCTTTAGCTTTGTATTCTTTAGCTAACATTTGACTTTTTCTCGCAGACCACTGGCCGGGCTTCCCGCCCTTTCCACCAGCTTTAATCTTATTAAACAAAGATTTTCTCATGGTTGGCTTGGTGTAATTACCAGCTTTATTGACCGTTGACTTTGATGTTTTTTTAGTAGCCATTACTCGTAAAAAACGTCCGCTTCCAAAAGGTTTGTCATCAAAAAGTATGTACCTAGCTTTGTAACAAAGCCACTGTTTGGTATGGTAAAAACATTCGCAAAAGAATCTG